GTACCAACAAATCCTGAAACATGAGCCTTATCCATAATCCCTCCTAAATTATTTAACACCTTTACGCAACTGCCAGAAGTCCCTACATGGTATTGAACACCATCTAGCACCCTTGTCGGTCTTTACTGCACACTCCAGACATATTGAACTGCGTGGTGTCTTTCGCACCATCGAACGTACTCGTTGCAGTTCAGCATCTCTTTGAATCTCCTCGTTAATTGAGGCTATATCTGTATCATCCACTATTTTCTAAGTCTTTCGGGTGTCATCTCGCAATAATAAGTTAACGAGTTTAGGTGTTCTATAGCTTGAACGATTAATGGCAACGCTGACTTGTATGTCCTATCGTTGCACTCTCCAGCTATATCGTTGATTCCCTTGCGTAATGCTATTATATCAGAAGCCCAGTCGCGTGGGGTAGAAAGTGGAGAAGTCATCAAATGTCCTGCTGTTGTTAGGTTTTCAGAGATGGGGAAGTCTAGCATCACCAGTAACCCCCATCTAGGGTTGACCCCACTCCTGGATGAGATAGCTTCCTCAATGGCTGGGCTAACGCTGCAGTTCCATATTTGTCCATCATAAGCTGGTCTACAAAGACCATTTTACCGTGAGGGGATTTCTTAAACGCTAGTGGGTCATCTACTCTAGGTACATGAACGTAGTCAGGATTTAGGATAAAGCCTTTATACACTCCGTGGCCTGTACTGGGTAATTTAACTGGGATGAACTCATCTCGGATGGATCTCATGGCATTGGTTACCACAAAATCAGTTAACCCCATGATTATAGCCATCTCTTTGGTACGAATTAGTGGCTTTTGGGCTATTAGCTGCCTTATGCGTTCCTGTCTGGTCTTGGTAAGCTCACGTTGCGCGTTCTTGCTTAGATAAATCTTATCGGCACTCATATCATCTCCTTGTTTAATTTATGATATTTCTGTTGTATTTCCTTCAACTCGTCTATAGTCCACTTCTTTTCTACTAACTCGCCTTCTAAAACATCTACTCTGTCCTGACCAATTTTCTTAATCAGGTTGATACGATAACACAATAAGTTTCCAGACAAGTGAGTATTACATGGCATACATTGTTTGTGTACGTTATCCTCCGTAAATCTTAGATTAGGTCTGACGGATGTTGCCATGTAATGCCCAGCATGATACTGCCCTGTGTGGTGTCGATTACAGCTAATACAAGGCTCGGTAGCATCCCTAGTACGGATGAATTTATTAAATGCCTTCTGGGTGTCTTGTAGCCATTCTCTGCGTGTCTTTAACTCCTTTCTGCCTTTCGACTGTTCAAGCCTGATAGCGCGTAGCTTCTTTTTGGCTGCTGTAAAGAAGTTCAGCGCACCAGCACACTCCCAGTCACATACAATCTGCATGGGTCTATGAGGGGTAAATTCTACCCCACACGACTTGCATTTTTTGGTTTTAGATGTTTTCGATTCCATCTTGGTTTAATGCTGCAATTGCTACTAAAGTGCCTCTATCTGCGAACAGTTGCACCGCATTTCGTGCATCGTTTGGCTCTATGTCCAGGATCAGCCGTAGAGTGCCATCGGCCATGTCTTTATAGCCACTAGTGGTTGCTTTGATTACCATAAATCTCGTTCTCCTTTGTAAAAAATGCGCTTATCTTACTTTCTGTACTATTATGACTGTAATACTCGTTATCCACGTCACATTGGGCTAAAGCATCCTCCTGATCTATGACTTGGTAGGACAGTATACTCTCTCCAACGTAGTGCTGCGAGAACTCTTTAGCCTCTCCTGCTGTGACCGTATCGAGGCCGTATTCTGGAAAATCACAAGGACACTCCACCATATACTTGGTTACATATTGAGAGATACACTCTACTAAAACCCAATTAGTTTTGTTAGCCATGACCATCCTCCTGGTGAGTTAACTTCTGTAAAGTGCGTTATGTCCGTCATTCCCTTGCTCTTTTCCTCAGCGAAGTATGCCTTGCGATACTTAGGATTTATCCATCTAAGACCTGTACACTCCTCTTGGCTATAACTACACACCTCGAATACCTCAAGTGTGCAGTTGTCATACGTTACTGTGTAAGTGCGCCCACCACAATCACCCCAATCGGATTCAAGTACCACAGCATTGCTACCAAAACAGTCCCAGTTAAAGTCCCAGTTGTCAGATACACGGTACTTAACACCCTCGTACCAATCTTTAATGGTTATCATTTAATGCCTCCAGTTGTTTATATATCCTAGACAGCACCTTCTCTCTTTTCTCATCAACTTCATTCTGCTCGACATACTCACGTTCTTGACGAAGCCTGTAGTCTATCCATGCTTTATCTTGTTCGGTCATAGCGCATCCAATCGTTTAGCGTACCAAGCAGCCTTGCCAGCATCGTCTGAGCCTTTTTTGCCTATCCGACTAGCATACTTCAAGAGATTGCCCTGTAGGTACCCCCTGTATCCCTCATCTGACAGTTTAGCCTTGATGAAGTCAATGGTTTCTATGCCTCCAGCCGTGTAGTGAGGTGGCGAGTTAACCATGTCAGGTCTAACAGCATCCCAATCCTGTGCAGACCATTCCTGCTTTGGTTCACAATCTGGCCATTCCGCACTCATCTTAGGTTTATCATCCACCCAGTAGTTCTTCTTCTCTGGTGGGGTACAGTATTCCTGTGCTAGTTTAATCTCTTGCCAAGTGTATCCGCACGTTTCAATCATAGTAGCCTCGATTTCTTCAGCAGTTAGTGGTGGTGTTCTCTTGAGCAGTTCTTTGTATAGTCCAAATATTTCGTTCATTATATTCCCCAGAACAGCATTACAGCAAACAATACACCAGCAGCTATTCCTAGGCTCATCGGGTAGATCCATTCATTGAAAAACGTATCCATGTTAACGATCCTCCTTGTATTCTGCTGCACACATTTTTTCATCTTCAATCGCAAGGTGGCACTCATCCCACAATTGGCTCTCTAAGATGTTCTTGTCTAAATTTGATAGAAGGTAAAGTATATCATTTTTATCAGCATCGGTAGTGATAAATACCTTAGTTAATTCACACTCAAAGTCACGGCCCTCGCCATAACACTCACCTTCGACAGTCACTTCTATTGCATCTCCTGCGGTACTTGTAAATTCTACTATCATGTCATTTCCTCTGTGGTTAGTTGTGCTGCTGGAAAACATATTCTCATACTTTTCGCATATTAATTTGATAATTGTCAAGTTTTAGCGATATTTATGTAAAGATTCTTTATAAGCCTTGTCCCACGCTTGTCCACCGCATACTAACTCGGCTCTTTCGCGCCCAGGCATTACCCATCGTGGCTCAAGCATAATCCTGTGATAGCACTCGCAGTAGGGCTTAACAAGGTGTTCTGGCAGCTTCTCCACTCCCTTGTTGGGGCAAGCGAACAGATCGGTCATGACCAGCATTAAGATCACAGCGATAGCGATTAGTGAGTAGTCCAGAAAGTTCCTCATTTTTTCTTTCCAGTAAACTCATACCTACACGCAGCAGCATACTCATTTGATGCCTTAACCCATGCAGCGTAGCTTCGCTGTGTAGGGTTCATTGTTTGTTTTTGCCATGCAACACACATAACTTTTAGCAATTCATCTAGCTTAGTCATGTGTTCTTCTCCATTTCAATTTTAGCTGCTTTAGCCTTCGCAGCAGTAACGTACGAGCCTACCACATCTCTACCACGATACAGGCAGAATTTGGTTACGCAATTAACTGTGTTCCTGTCAATGTGCCAATCGCCTTCGGTTTCTACGATGGATACTGGGCTAGTTGCTTTCCACATGGTCTTTTCCTTTCAACATAGATGATTTTTCGAGCATACGCTTGAGTGATTCAAGCTGGAGTTTGCCGTTCTTGATGGCAGTTTCAGATAGATGGTTTGGCAGAGCATGATACGCTTCTGTGGTTCTAAACTGCTTACAGAGAGCCTCAAATACAGGCAAGCTAGGTGGATGCTCTGGTAGGTTGAGTAATGCGTTCTTGATAGCACCCTTGTCGTTTAAGAAGCAACCTAGCTTTAAAGCCCACATCTTTTTGGTAGCTTGCAAGCCTTCGTCATTTTTATGAGCATCCAGCACACCAGATGACCACTTACGCAAGAAAGCAGAGCCGTAGTTGGTAAACATAGTCTTAAATATCTCCTCAATCCACGAAAACGGTAGTGGTTTATGCTCAGAAGTTGTCATGGTCGTGATCCTCCAGTTGTGGTATGTCTTGAACCGTTTCGTAAAATGGTGGTTGTTGCCTACCAAAGCCAATGGTTCTGGCAGAGGCTTGCATCTGCTGTTGGTGTACGGTCAGCTTCTTGTCATCCAGCCATTCAGCTTTCAGGGAAGCCCAGCCTCTTTCACAGCATACACGAATACCAGCTTCCAGAGATAGCCCAGCTTTATTACATTCTCTCTCAAGACCGCTTAGTGCTGTTTTAGTCATTGCAGACTTTTTGCTCTTTCGTAAAGCCATATAGTCAGCCCATAATTCAGGAGGAATACCGACAGGTATTTCTATAGTTTGTTTATGGTTATTGGTTAATGGTTTATGGTTAATGGTTGGTTGAACACTTGTTGAACACTCGTTCAACGGTTGTTGCTTGTAAGTCTTTCTTTTCTCAGCACTTATTTTACCAGCAGCAGAATTAGAAGATTGTTGAGATTTATACAGATTTATTTCTTCATCTGCTCTTTTGTTAATCCAGCCATTTTTGGTCTTGTTGAAAAACTCGTTCAACACCTGTTCAACACTTGTTGAATATTCAGATAAGCCTAAAAACCTAGATACGATTGTCAGATCGTTAGGGATAGTCTTTTCGTGTAAGAAGTACCAATCAAGTAACCGCCTATAGCAAATATCTTCTATTGGGGTTAAGTGACCAGTATGTGACTTGTAATCGCTAATGTGAAACTTGTAATAGTACATAGTTCTCCTTAAATGCAAAAGACTTGAAAAACACCCTGCTACTATTTCTAGTAACTGACAGAACGGAAAAATCAAGCAAAAACCGTCAGGGTGTTTATCAAGTCTTGCGTGGTTTATTTGCTACACCTGTCAAGTGCAGTTGAACTGTACCACAGATTAAATCACAATGTACAAATATATTTTCACGATAGTTACACACATCTTCAAAAGTGTGATACTGTCAGTCTGCAACATTAACCACAGAGGAGAATTACAATGAGAGATGATAACGGTCAGCAGCAACAAGAACAGGAAGCGCAACAACAGATGGCTTACCTGGGTGTCTATCGGAAATTGATGGAGGCCAGAACTCAGTTAGCAGCACTACCCCTCAAGAAGTCAGGTGTCAACGGTCACATGAAGTATTCGTACTGGGAATTGGCAGATTTCTTGCCAAGCTGTATGCAAATCTTCTATGAACTAGGGCTATGCTCGGTAGTGTCATTCAGTAATGATGTAGCCACGCTTACGATCATCGATACGGATGCTGGTGGCGAGATAGTCATTACAAGCCCGATGGCTGAATCCAACCTAAAAGGCTGTTCCCCTATACAGTCGATTGGCAGTTCCGAAACGTACAGTCGGAGGTACTTATGGGTGTCGGCTATGGAAATTTTGGAATCAGACCAAAACGATGCTTCACCAGCTAGAGATGACACGACCAGCTTTCTAAAAGCTATATCTGCATCACCAACAATGGAATTACTCAAGTCCAACTACGATGCTGCGATAGAAATGTCCCATAAAAAGGTACATGGCGAGATAATCAAGGCTAAAGATGCTCGTAAACTACAATTAACCCAAGGAGAATAAGCATGAACGTATATACATTTACAGGCAATTTGGCGCGTGATGCAAAGATTAACTCTACAGAAAAGGGCGATTCAGTCGGATCATTTAGCGTAGGAGTTAAGTCTGGCTACGGAGATAAAGCCGTAACTAACTGGATTAACTGTAGTTTATGGGGTAAACGTGCTGATTCCCTAGCACCTTACTTAATGAAGGGTCAGGGAGTTGCCATTTCGGGCGAATTGTCCCTTAGAAAGTACAAGTCTAAAGATGGCACAGAAGGGGCTTCTATGGAGGTTCGTGTCGCTGATGTCACATTGATAGGTAGCAAAGAAGATCGTGCGCCTATGACCCTTCAAATGGCTTCCAAATCGATGTCTAAAGCAGATGGTGGATTCGATAACTTTGAAGATGTTCCGTTCTGATGAAAATATCACTTTATCAGGCTAACGAACTAGCCTCCCTTGAACTCTTTGTCGATGACGATGGTGTTGTCGATATGGATGGCTGGGAGGCAGCCAAGGTGGTCGTGGCTGAAAAACAACGTGCAGTCTGCGCTTTCATCAAGAATCAGTCGGCTAGTGTGTCAATGCTTGATTCTGCCATAGCCTCGTTAATGGAGAAAAAGAGGGTCATCGAGGCTCAACAGGAGAGATTGAAAGCCTACTTGCTGGATAACATGAAAGAACATGGGGTTAAGGAGATTAAAGCCCTAGATGGTACGTTTTCTGCTACAATTAGTTATCTCAGAGATGAATCTTTGCAATGGATTGAGGGAGTTGAAGTGCCGATGGAGTTCAAAACCATTAAGACTACAGCAAGCGCATCCAAAACACTTGCGAAGGAGGCAATCTTGAGAGGCGAACCTGTGTCCTGTGCAGTCTTAACCCACAAGGATAGATTGACCATCAAATGACCGAAGTCGATAAAATTAAGGCTAGGCTTGATATGGCTCGCCAGAAGGTACAAGTTCTGGGAGATCAATACCTAGCTGCTCAAGAGGCATATATGAAACTTGTTCGCGAGTATGCGAACGCTATCCTGGAGAACGTAAAATGACAGAGCATAACGAAAAGAAACGTGCAGAATCAGTTGCTTACCTTAAAGAACGTGGCAAGTATCTGCTAGACAATAGTTCATTTGTACCCACACCTTCCCATTTAACCGACATTAAAATCACGATGCAATGCTCGGCTGACACTCAGGGATTCCCCAGAAGGTGTCATAAGTAATGCACATACTGCCAAAAGATCTTGCAAATATGTACACTATGTTTGTGGGGATGAGGCCGTTGAACCGTTGGAAACTACCACCAGTTGAGGATATAGTCTTTCAGATAACGGATGATTTAGACTGTCTTGGCTCGTACTGCCATGATGGTGACAAGCATATCATTACCATTTCGAGGGCTAAATCTTCACATCTTGCAACAATCCAGAAAACGCTTTGCCATGAGATTATCCATATGTGTCGTGGCGAGCATCCCTACAAGTACCTTTTACATGATGCCTACTTCCTTAGAAGGAGTACGGCAATAGCCCTAGAGTTCGGATTCGACCCATTAGAGTTATAAGGAGATGTATGACTAAATCGCGTAGGCACTTAGTTATTCCCGATGTACAAGCTAAAAGTGGTATTGATTTTGCATTTTTAACCGCAATAGGTAGGTTCGCAGCAGATAAGCAACCAGATGTGATAGTTTGTGGTGGTGATTTCGCGGATATACCTTCTCTCTCTAGCTTCGATGTGGGTAAGAAGGAGTTTGAAGGTCGGACATACTGGGCAGATATTCAAGCTGCCAGGTTAGCTATGGATACCCTGATGAAGCCTATCCATGCCGAGATCCACCGACAGCATAAGAAGGGTGTCGAGAAGCCTTGGCATCCTGAACTACACCTAACGCTAGGGAATCACGAACACCGCATAAATCGCGCGATTAACTGTGACCGCAAGCTAGACGGGTTAATCGGGATTAATGACCTACAGTATTACAGGCATGGTTGGCAGATATACCCATTCCTAGAGGTGGTTACGATAGATGGGATAGCTTATTCTCACTACTTTACGAGTGGAGTGATGGGTAGACCTATCTGCTCGGCTGCTGCGCTATTGACTAAACTACACCAAAGTTGCTTTGCCTTCCACCAACAGGGTAGGCTTATATCATACGGTAAACGTGCAGATGGGGTGGAATTAACAGCTATATTGGCAGGATCGTGCTACGAGCATGAAGAAGGCTATCTCAATGCACAGACTAACCAGCATTGGCGAGGGTGTTATATGCTCAATGATGTACAGCCGAACGGTCAATTTGACGAGATGGCTTTAAGTATCAAGTATCTGAAATCGAAGTATCTCTAAAAAGACCCACCATACTTGAGCATGAGTGATTTTTCGTATGGGTTAGCGTTAGCATCGACACTAAAATTGCCGTTCTTATATCCAGCCTGTAGAGATGTTTCATACGGATTGGCATTGCCACCTAAACTCAATCCATTATTAAAATTTACACTAGCATTACCATTGTAAAACTTGTTTTTGTCTAACATACCACCAGCATTAAGATTGCCACCATCGAATCCAATACTACCCTGACCATTCAGATTTTGCTGAAATGGGTCTATCCCGACAGAGCCAGATATGTTGTCAGATGTGCCACCAAGTCTTAATTGGCTGGCTAAGTATGCTCTCGCTTCGTTTGGTGTCATAATGTATCTCTAATCGGGTCTAATTGGGTGAATAATCGGTACTCGGCTTGCCTTCGTCTGGTCAAGCCTTTTAGGGGTCTACCGTTTACTTTGTCATATTTGAGTAGTTCCTTCGATGCAGCTTCTCCATCTTGTCGGAGAATTTTTTGTCGCATGGTACTTCTTTGGACTGTCCCCAACCCCAAGTTGTAAGCAAAGCTAACAAGAGCATCAAACTGAGATTGACTGAGATGCACGGTACAGTAGCGTAGCACACCGCGTTCAAATCGCGCCAAATCTGTTCTAAGTAAAACATCGACTTCCTCCTTGGTGAATATGCGATTATCCGCTTCTGCTAGTGTAACACCATTACCTAGTACATGACCGTATCCGACTGTCCAAAACTTTGCTGGGCAGAGGTATGGTGTTAAACTGCACCCCTCAAATCGTTTGATTAAGTCTATGCCAGCTTGTGATATTTTCATAATGCTAATCGGACAAAAATGTCCGTTTATGGGTGAAGGTGGTAATGCAGTTGCATTACTTGTTGCACCATTGCAACATCCTTTGCAACATTACCGTGCGGTAAATATAAGGCTTAATTACCGCTAAAACCGCATTAATTTACCGTTCGGGATATATGACATTTTTAGGTTTAATTACTTATTTGCAAATGCCCTTGACCCAAACCAAAAACTAAGAACGCTTGCCCACACGACCTCCATGTCCTTATCCCACAGCTTGTCTATGGCTACTGGGAACGGTACACCAGTTTGCGTAGCGTAGATAAACCCTGCTACCTCGATAAATACCAGAAGTAGAAGCAGAATATAGGTAACAATGGGGCGCACCAGACTGCGAGCATTGACAGCCCATTGACTAGCACCCTTGCCGATCTCAATGTCATGTGTGTACAGGGCTTGTTGCTCTGCACTAGCCGTTGTCGTTTGTATTTCGTCAAGTTTAATCTCCTCTATCTTGGCTTGTTGCACGAATCCAGCCTTTTGGAGTTCTAGTTCGCGTGTTAGTTGGAGTTGAGCCATTTCCAGTTCGTGCTTCTTATCGGTCTTATCCTGGAAGAAGTCTAGAACCTTTGGCACTCCAGCAGTTAAAAAGCTGACTATGGTCGTAAACAGAGTAAACATCACTTACCTCCAAATAGATGGATTAAATACACTATGCCTGACCCTAAAGCAGCCCCAGCACCGCCAACTACCATCAACATTCGCCAACCGCCCTTTGCTTCTGATAATGTGATGCTTATGTTAGATAAAGTTACGGTTAATTGCGTGATAGCAACTGTTACTGCCTCAATATCAGTTTGCATCCTAGCTAGTTTTTCACTTAGAACTGCTTGGGCTATCTGCATTTCGTTGACCTTATCTTCCATCGCCATTCCTTATCCGTTAAACTTTCTAAATGGTGTCCATCTTACCACAAACTGACCAGAAGGCTTCCAGCCAATACTTGCTTC